CTTTTATATCTTCCTGAGCATTAGCCATGGCCCTGCCAAACGTCTCTGCGTTGATTGCGCCGGCGCTAAGAAGATCATTTAATCTTTCTGTTTCGTCTGCGAGTTGCTCGGTGGGGGTGCGCATGTCCAGCGTTACTTGTGCGCCCTCTTTGAACATATCAATGTATTTTTCTGCGGCAATATCCACATCGTTGAACCACCCGGCCAGATTTGCATCAACGAGGTCGTTAACCTCTCTTTGCATGGCTGATGAAGATTGTAGAGATTTGGCATGTTTCGGCTGACCTTGCGCCTTCTTAAGCCAGCTATCCACATAACCAAGCCCTTGATCACTATTTAAAAAATCTACATAACTCTGACCTTCTGCGATCTGGGATTTAAAAAACCGAGTAAGCAGAGAATCCGGGAACTTATTGTAAGTAGCAACGAGTTTGTCAACGGCCTCGGTGGTGCGTGTTACGGCATTTGATACAAAGTCAAAAGCATCTCCTACTTCATTGACAAATACATCAACGCCCTGACCGATCAGGTCTTTATTGGCCTTTACCCAATCAAGGGTTCCGGTTGACACATTAATTATATGCGGAGAAATTTCAGCAACAACACCGGTGAAGTTGGCAGACAAAACAGTGGTTAGATTTTCAACTTGCTTTTTAGCCTCAACGCTCTGTTTAACCATATCGTCGTCAATGACTACGCCCAGATCATGGGCAGACTGCCGCATGCCATCCAAAGCTTTTGCACCGCCCTGGATCATGGAAACGAACTGCTCTCCGCCGGTCCCGCCAAACAACTCATCTGCAATGCGAATCTGTGACGCCTTGTCGAGGGTCTCCATCCTTGAAATAATGTCTGACAAAAACGCAGGCGTATCACCAAGAAGGCTGTTAACATCTTTTGCTGTGTACCCAAGCCGCTCGAAGGATTCTTGCGCAGACCCTGCACCTGTAACAGCGAACTCATCCCCCCGCAAAGACAATTCTTTTAACCCATCCGTCAATGCATCCTGGGTGATCTGATATTGTCCAGCAGCATATGAAAGCTCTTGGAAAGCCTCAGCGCCAACCCCGGCTATAGTGGAAAGCCTGTCAATTTCAGCAACGGCATCCATGGATTGTTTAGCAACCAGGCCAAGCCCGGCAGCTCCAGTAAAACCGGCAATCATGCCGTTAACAGAAAAAAGGCTTTTACCCAAACCGGCTATGCTGGCCTGGACGTTATCAAAGGCCTTACCCGTGATGTCTTTCGCAGCTAAAACAATTTCAAGTCGGCTGTCTGTCATATTCTTTCCCCGGACATTTTACGTTTAAAGTTGTTACGGATATTGGACCGCGCCGCGGCTTGGTGGGCCTGCCAGAATGGAGCAATGATGGGCCGGGCAGCCGTGGTCATGGATTTTGTTGATTTCTTAAGAAAAAAAGGAGTTTGCGAAACATCTTCCCGATCAAACTTAGAGTGCTTTATCAAGTCAGACCCACGCCGAATTAACCATTTTCTTTGGCTTTCAGACACTTCCCGCTCAAAACCATCTTGATGTATCTTGGCAAGATATCTCCATTTCTTAGACGAAATGTTCGATCTTGAGATTCCACGGCCAAGAGGGTTTAAACTTTCGTTTCTGACTTTTGATTGCGAATATTGATTTACCCTGACGCCTTCGTATCCAAGGCCTAAATCAGCATCGTTCCATGTCATCGGTCCAACAAAGCCAACTGCGACGGCGTATGGAGGCCTTGGATTTACAGAATAGCGGACACCTTTTGCCAGGGTGTCAAGCGGTTTGCGGTTTGGCCGCTTCCAATGGTATTTAGAAATATACGATAATTTTTTAAACGGTCTGCCGCCCGGGGAACCTTGCCGGATCTCTTTCTGCAACAAATTTTTAAGGCGGTACCCCTCTGCTCTAAGCGCAGTATTATGCGCTTTTTGCGCAGCTTCGCGTTGTTGCTCAAGCCAACTTGCAACTTTCTTACCACCTTTCAGAGTGAAGGATGCCGCACTATTTGTCGCTTGGTTTGACACTCTCTAAAAATAGCCTTTCCATGAGCATGATTTTAAGTTTGTTTCTCCGGGTGTAATCAATTCCAAGTTCTTCAAAAGCATTCCTGACTTCCGCATAGTCAAGGCCAATGATACCCATGGCCCCGGCCCGCCATTGCGTCTGGACTTCCTGCCATACATGCCAGACACCCTGGTTGATTTCCCAAAGCGGCACCGGGCTGCCATACTCACAATCCCGGCACCGCACTATATCTGTTTTTCGGCACCCGCAGCGCCGGCAGTATTCGATTCGTTTTCTGTCGATCCACCAGGAGAGGTGCCGTTCAAGTTTTTTTCGTCTTCACCTCCGCCGTATGTCTCTGCCAGTAAAGCCTTCCAGACCGTTATAGAGTCTTTTACTGGCCTTCCTTCTAGGAAGTCTCGATCAGATTCAGACAGGGCAAGTTCAAACGCTGCATCCATGGCGCCGTGTGCGTTTTCCAACGGCGGCCGGCAGAAGAAAAAAGAAAATCCATAGTCTTCTAATTCCCGGATCTGTTCCTTTTTAAGCGGGTATACGTCAATCTTATGGCTGTCAATTACAACTGTTTCCATTATACAGCGTGCTCCTCAGTGTTGGTAAGGGTGATTTGTACGGATGTTTCCTCTGTCGCATCCTCATAATAAGCAGAATACGGCAGGGAAATGGCGATGCCTTGCGGACCGTCTATTCCAGGGCTGTTCAGTGAGTATTTAAGTTCCGGCATAAGGATATCCAGAATTGAGCTTGGCCCATCTGCAATCGTCGTTTGCAAGCTTGATTCTGTGCTGTTCACTGCCTTTTCAAGCGATATCGTATTTTCAAACAAGGCGTTAAAATTTCCAGATACGGCCATAACACCGTCAGGAATTGACCCAAGCTCTCCGCCCCCACCGATTACATATTGTGTAGAGTCGCAGTTAATGTTGATTGATGTATCAACCTGGGTCACGTTCGTGGCAGACGATCCACCCTCTTGTATTGCTGCCTGATTATTTTTTAACCGGCTGAATCCAACTGCTGTTGGAGATGCGTCAAAAGACGCTGCCGCAATGGTTTCTTTCGCACCAATGATATCAAAAGACGCCGTAAGCTCTCCATCTCCGCCGACATTCAGCGACATGCCATTGACCTTGCATCCGGTGTACTGAAAATACTTAGCCGTATCCAAGTCAGGAAACTGATGTTCCAATGTCAAAGACGGCCTTTCGTTCCCGGCCTTGAACACATGGACATACGGGCTTGTGCCGGTCGTTGTCGGATCGCCAAACAGGGCTTTCAGCCAGTACCAGAACGCGATGGAGTCCACCGGCACAACCACCTGTCCGGATACCGACGTATTTCCATCAAACGGTTCGACCGGGTTTAAATTCCCCCGGATGGTCGCCGCCGTATTCTGGTTCCGAGATCCCTTAACTGAACTTGAATTAATGGGCATCACAAAGCCAGCAGTTGCCGCCGTCTTGAATGTCGTTTCAAAGCCAAGCAATAACCTTGAAAATGCGCCCGATTGCTGTGCCATTTTTTTATCCTTTACTCAAACGGGTCGTGCCCGATTAATTTTTCCTGGGTTAAACTCAAGGCCATGACGACGGCCACGAGCGGGTATTCGTCCATGGGCATAAACTCTGTTTCAATGTCCTCAAGATGTATATCATTTGGGAGTGCGCCCCGGGCCGCAGCCAAAGCCAATATCCGCATTTCCTCAGCCCGCCGGCTGGCAGTAAACCGGATAACACCATCCATGGTTGTTTCCGTTCTATCATCATGTACGATGCAGGACACCTGGACAACATGCCGCTTTAAAGCGTTTGACTCTCCGGTTGACTTGGCATCAGCAGATACGACAATCAGCGGACAATCATCAGGCCCGGGGTCGTTCCGTGGGTCGCAATTCTCAAAAACGGCATGTTGCCTGTCGTAATGTAAACTTGACCATGCAGCCAGAGCTGAGTCAGACATCAGCCCGGCTGTGACCAGATCAAGCAGCGTATTTACCGACGCCATTGCGTACTCCTCCGCTCACGGATCAAAGGCAAATGCCAGTTTAGGCCATCATGCTTATATCCAGCCCTGCCTTTTTCCTGATCAATTGTCCAAGTGGTACCATCTACAGTGATGGTTTGACGGTACTCCGGAGATGGCACCTGAGTTTTTTTAACCCACGCCTCGGCTGTTGCGCCTGGGCTTCCTGACCCATCGGCGTCAGCGTCTAAAATCAGGGTTATATCAGTATCCTGTACGCCGTTATTATAAACACCGTCAACGGCGAACTCGTCCGTGTTATAAAACACAGCGCCCAGGTCTGTTGCCATATCGTCTCTAAAGCCCGCCACTGCAGACTATCCCTTGAGCCTTACACTAACAGTTGCCGTTGCACCGGACGAAACCGCACCCAGTGCCACTCCGAACTCTGTACCGTTTGCATCATCAATATTGAGCGTTCCGGAATCGTCATAAACGATGTCTCCGACAGCCACGGCGGAATTGCCCAACCCGTCAGCACCGGTTACGGGCAAATCAAACACACCGACCAAGGCACATTCCGCATTTCCGTCGCTGTCCCGGTCAGTCAAACAGACCACAGGGATATTCCCCACAAGAGCATGGTCCCCAGACGTTTTCCCGGATGGCACCGGGAGTTTGATCACATCGCCTTTCTGCACATAATTTGTAGCCATAATATTCTCCTTATGGGTTAATTGGGATTATGCCCCCGGGTTTTTATAAAAGCCGCGATAATCCATGGCGCCAACGCCGATGTCATGGCGAATCTTGTACCCAACCGCATCACGTTCAAACAGGGTCTGCTCTTCGGTGTAAGGCATTTCGTTTCCGTCCAGATAGGCCACCTCTATGGTGTCAATCTGGCTTGGATCTGCAATGAGATACCAGGCTGTTTTTGAATTTGCATCCAGACGCGGGTCAGAGATTGGCGTCAGTTTCCCGCCCCAGGGATTGTATACCCCGGAAGACTTGTTATCATCCGGCAACGCCACTGAGCGAAGCAGGATTTCAACTTCCGTTTCAATATCCACCGGGTGAGCAAGATACGCAGGCATGAGATCCAGGTAAGCCTCACCAGCGGAACCTTTCTGGACACGCATGGCGGCTCGGCCCGCACTCAGCGTTGTTGAGGAAACTCCACCGCCGCTCGCCGCCAGATTGTTATGATCTTCATGGAACAGATCCTTACCGTCTTTCATGGCGGGGTTGCTCGTGATTTTTCCCCATACCAAATCAGATTCTTTGCGCCTGGCAGCCGACCCCATGAGCTGTGGCAGGCGGGTAAAGGCACGAAGGTCGTCATTAACGATCATCTGCCGTGTCAGGTAGATCATTTTGCCGTAGGAAGCCACAGAGTAACTTTCCTGATTATCGCTCATGGACCCCTCTTTATATTCTCCGTTTTCGCCAATGAGGTCCAGGGACGGCGCCTCGCTCAAAGATACGCCGTATATGGTTTTAAAGTCAGACGCACCCACAATATTTACAATGGGCCGCCATGTGGCCGGTGAATCCAGGTAGGCCTTATGCAGGGTCTTGTTGGACACGTCCAGAAAAATGCTTGTGAAATCATCCGTGGTAAACCCTCCTCCCTGTCCGGACCGACGCAGGATTTCCCGGGCAACCTGGTCGCGGGTTGAAAAGGCATACGGGTTTATACCATTGCGCTCCAGACACTGCCGGGCAATGAACTCAATGGACGCCGCACGGAAGGTTTCATGGCCCGCCGCCGGTTTTTCTGCCCTGAAGTTACAGCGGAAGGACAGGCCGTCCACCACGGCTGCCCTAAATTTTTCGCCGTCTGTTTCGCCCATGGAAATACTGCCGGAACCCATCGGCGGGTTACTTTTTTCCATCTCCGCAAAAATGTCTGCACGGGCCTGCTCAACTGTATTTCCGCCGTCAATCAGGGCCTGGGCAAATTCATCATTCAGACCTGCCAACCGGCAACTTTTCTTGATTTCTGCCGCCCGGTGGCGTTCTTCAACTGCGGCTTTCCTGGCAGCCGCGTCAAGGTCTTCCATGCTGAATGAAGGGTCTGACGGGGTTGCACCGGGATGGCCACCCGACGGTTTATCTGCCAATGCCTTTTTCAAGGTTTTCAATTCTTCAGGATCGGCGATGTCGTCTAAATTGATGCCTGCCAGAAATTGCTTGGCCTGATCCTCAGTGGCATCCTTTGACAGCCCAAGCCTTTCCAAAAGGGCTCTTAATTTTGGATCCATTTTATTCTCCTTTTTTGGCTGGGCTGCTCCCTGCCTTATTGATGTTGGAGTGTTATTAAAAACGGACAGATCAAACCTTGCGGATGGATCATCCGCAGGCATCTCTCCGGTAATTTCGTTTGCAAATCCGGCAGACACGGCCTCTTCAGGCGTGTACCAGGTCTCTTCTTTCATCAAATCCCGCAGCTGGCTTTTTTCAAGTCCTGTTTTTTCCGCATAAGCCGTGGCAAACACGTCGCTGATTTGGTCAAGCAGGTCCGCCTCTTTTCTAAAATCGTCCGCATCCCCGGACATCATAGACCAGGGGTTGTGGATCATCATAAAAGAGGCTTTGGACATCTTGATGGTATCCCCGGCCATGGCGATCAAGGAACCGCTGGACGCTGCCAGACCTGTGACGATTACGTTGACAGTGGCCTTGTGATCGCAAAGCATGTTGTAAATTGCCATGCCCTCGAACACGTCTCCGCCCGGGGTGTTGAGATATACGTTTATGGTAGTGGCACCTTTAGGTATCCGGTATAAAAGATCCTGTGCCTCTATAAACGGCCATCCGATCACGTCAAACAGATGGACGTCAACAGTTTCACCCGTTGCCGCAACCCTTACATCCGTTGCCTTGCCAAGTTTTGAGCTCCTCAATTTTGCCAGCCGGGCTTTCTGCCGGTCCAGGTCTTTGTCCGGCGCTTTAATTTCAGCACGGATCCGACCTATTCTTTTTTTATTCATGCGTTTTGTCCTTCCTAATATGTCGCGTCAAACCCGTCCTTTTTCTCACGTTCCCTGTCCGCCTGAATTTCGTCGTAATCAACGCCACGCTCCATGCACAATTTATGTCTGGATGTGATACCGTTCGATAAATCTTGTGCTGCGGCCTTACTGTCTTTCAACGGCTCTACCCAAGGCCATCCTGGCATCTGCCATGATACCGGTATTGTTTCCGGCACCGTCGGAACTGTTTTTGATAAATAATTCATCTGCCACAACCGCACCCATCCCGGCGCATGAAACCGGCTGCTTAGAATTATCTGCTGGACCATGTAACCCCTACGTTCCTCAAGGGACGCGGATCTTGCAGAGGAATAACTAGCGTCTGTGTAATCGTTAGAATACGCCTCATAACTCACGCCGACACCTGTAGACGCTCCCCTCAGGCTGGTTTTTGTGTAAGGTTCATAGGTTTGGCCGGGACGGTCAGAATTTGGGGATTCAATGGTCATACCCGGCGGCAGGGTTAGTATTCGTCCAGGCTCCATATACCTTGGTATGCTATCAACAGTTAACGGGTCGCTCCCTGTGAACGGGTTGAAATTCCCCAGTTGTTCAGGGTATGGGGTTGTAACGTATAAACCCATGGCCGCAGCCAAGCGTTTGGCAATACGTTCCCCGCTTTGGTACTCATAGAAATCTCGCATTTCCATAACAATGGAAGCCAGCCAGGACACGCCCCGGTTTTGGGAAATCCTTTCCCTGACAAAAATATGGTCAACAACGGATGCAGGATAAAACTTTGAATCACCAATACCAAGCCAGCCGCTGTCTCCTGGATGCTCCGGAAACAACCAATATCCTTCAACATGGCCTCCGGCATCATACTGGATACCTTGTTTGATTCTGCGGCCATGGGTATAGCTATTTTTTGATGTATCCAGGTGGTCGCATTCCAGCAGCTCAATACCAAGCGGAATAATTCCTTCGTCCATGAGAGATGAGTCAAAATAATAATGGACAAACAGTTCACCGTCTGACCATAAATGCCGAAGCACAAGGTTTTCCATTTCGTGGAATCGAACCTTTTCAGCCCAACGTCTTCGGGCTGCTTCAGCTTCATTATTCTGGTTTTTTGATAGATTGCCATCCGGAAGGGTTAAATTTGCCTGGGGTTTGATACCTCGGAACACGACGTTGTTGCATATTTTACGGACGGCGCCTGATACATGCGAGGAGTCCCTGATCAAAGACCTCCCACGCCCACGCATGAGTTTATGGTCTGTCTTAATGATTTCATCTGCGGATTTGTTGCCGGGCCGCCACGCTTGATTTGGCCCGCTGGTAGATGCTGCAGCATAGGACGCAAGGGCTTGACGCCGCCGCATATATGCCATGGCAGTAGCCGGTGCAAACAAACCAATCATAGCCGCCCACCCACGGGTCCATGTCTGATTTATGCTACCCAAGGTGCCCTCCGAAGACAGGGTTAGACCCGGCAATTGATCCGTTAAGATCGTACATTGCAATACGCTGTTCCAGATCTTTAATGGAGCGCTGGAGGTCTGCATATGGAACACGTGACAGGGTTCTACTCCCGTGCCCATAACTCTGGGCGTTCAATACCCTGGACCGGGCCGCCTTGAGTTCCGCAAGTTCTTCTTTTAATTCAGCCAATGTCGGCACAATATCTCCACATAAAAATTAATAAAATAACTTTATGAACAATATATTGTGTTATTTTGACAAAAAAAAGAAACTTGGTACTACAAATAGTATATACTATTTGTAGTACCAAGTTTTTAAGTGTTGGTATTAAACTTGCTTGTTTATAAAACAATCATATCACAAACATTGCAAAGCGCTACCCGAAAGCTCTTTCAACTTCTGATTGCAGCATTTCTGCCGTAGGGTGAAGATAGTTACTGCTGATCGTTTCCGGCGTATCCCCGAGGAGAGCGGCAACAGATGTCAGTTTCATATTTTTAACGTAATGGAGATATGTGGCCACATAGTGACGAAAAGTGTGTGGCCCACGGCAATCTCCATGACTCTTTAATCCCAGCTCGTCAAACATGCTGACAATTATTTTGTAAATCTGATTTTTACCTGGGAAAATGTTTTCTTGTGCGGACTGTAACGGATCCGGAAACCTATTTTCAAAATACCGCTTCATGAAGATTCCGGATTCCTGGCTAAAAAAAACAGGCCTCGGTATCGTTTTTGAATATGATATAAGGATGGTCCTTTTTTCTAAATTTACATTCCCAACCTGGATGTGTGCAATTTCATTCACTCTGGCCCCAGTCTCAACCAATAACCTGACAAGCAAATGATTCCGAGTATGCATAGTCGGAAACCGGTATGTCATGCAAAGTGCTATATCCTGATCACTGAACCATCTACGCTGGTGCTTTAGGTCGTGCAGGCGCTTTGCATCCCTTGGGATTTTATAAGTATGGCTGACCGGGTGCCCAATTTTTTTTAAGAAAAATTTTGTGACCGTCAAATAATGCTGCACAGTGTACGGATTTGCGCCATGCCCAAGCAGATATGCCACAAAATTTTCCATTTGATCTTCAAACTCTGTATTCAGCGTTGTAATTTGCGCCTTCTGGCAAAACTCTAAAAGTTGACCTTGCAGCACACACTTATATGCTTTGCGTGTTTCGCTTGATAGTCCAACGGTATGAGGATGCGTTAAATAAGATTCGATTTGATTTTCAACTTTCAATGCGGTATCTATCATAGTGTAAGTCTCCTTTCCTGGCTTGGTTCGGTGATTTATGCCTGCCCCGGTCATGTGTCCGCATGCCCGGGGTTTTGTTTTTAAATTTAATATATTATTAAGTTTATTCTTAACTTCAAAAAATAATTTCGTTTCAGTTTGTTTTTTCTCTTTACTTTAATTTCGTTTGAGCGTATTATTTAACCATGATCAACGAGGGCTAACCAAACAACAAAAGGAGAACACGATGGATAATCAAGACAAACTCAACAAGTTGATAGCCGAAAACGAAAAATGGTTTTTAATCCCAACATTTGAAGATAACTTTCAGCGCCCCATGGGTAAATTAACCATGCCTGATGAAAAAATAATTACAGTTGATAGATGCAAAACATTGGTCACAAAAATTGAAGAAAAATTTGGTCACAAAGTTGAGAAGCTTGTCATAGACATGAAAAAATGGGCCTATGACATAATGTCAGAGAACGACATCCCCGCATACGAAGCAATGGATATCAATATCCCATGCACCCTTGATAAAACAGCAACTTACTTTGTTAAATCAAATTGCTTACAGATCTGGAAGGATGGCGACCCGGTTTACGAGAATAACAATGGCGTCATTTGTAAAGACCCTGTTGCCCTCGCTGATAGCCTTTTATAAACCCAACCCGCCCCGGTTCGCCGGGGCAACAAAGGCATGCAGTATGGAAAAAAAATTAGTTAAAATAAAAGCTGGTGTGTATAGATACTACGGCAAAAAAGCCGTCTTTAATATACAAAAATATAAAACAAAATGGGTTGTTGAAGACGCACGGAATCCGTCTGACAACTGGACTGAACCTGCTCTTAAGAAAGCGATTTTCAACATAAAAAATCAAGGGTTTTAATATGACAGACCTTTTCAAAAATCTTCGGTCATCTGAACAGGTGGCCGAAGAAACAGGACTCACAGTAAGACGCATTCAGCAACTTGCCCCGGATCTCATAAACAAGGGGCTTGCTCAAAAGTTCAGCCGCGTAACAATTTTTCATAAAACCGCCATCCCATTTATTCGGGATTTGCCCGAAACTCGCGGTCGTAAAAAAATACGCTAAAACGAAATGTCAAAGATCAAAATTACTGCCCCGGTCAGTCATGGCCGGGGATATTTAATGCCCGACTAAATAGCCCTCAGATTTCCACGAGGGACAACAATATTTTTATATGTCATCCACCTATCCGGATGAGTTATCCCGACTCGCACCAAAGCATTTTTTGTTTTCGGCCCACGGGCAAAAACAAGAACGGTACCTTTTTTGGCATGCAATCCAGTCGCATCCCTCATGCTTTTTCGGTACCTGAGTTCGACCGCCTGTCCTGGCTTTGGACACCAAATCATTAATCCTCCCAAACGTAATATTCGGTTCCCTGGTTGGTCCAGTCCAAATCATTTACATTATCCAGGAGCCAGTCCTCTGCGGCTTCCTGGCATGTGAATTCTTTTTTAATAACTTCGTTATTTTGGTCCCTCAAAAAATCCTTGAGACCGTAGTCTATAAAGCTAAAAAGCATGTTTTCTACCTCCATTTAATACATCATTGAATTGATTAATCTTCCCAGCCAGATTCTATAAAATCGCAGACTCTGGCCCGAGCACCAGCGGTTAATTCTGCAATACACGATTCAGGGACTACAGAGTCGGTATCTCCAAATTCATCCTGGAAATTTTCCCAAACTTGCGTGAAAATCCATGATTCGAAAAATGTGTCCCTGACACTTTTGCAGTCCAGACAGGTTTTATATGCCTTCGGATTACCATCCCATATACCTGACACATACTCATATTGTTCGCCGGGTTGGATATCTTTTAAGCACTCATTACAAACATGGGTTTTCCTGGCCGTTCTGATTTTTTCTGTACAGCATTCCGGCCCACCATTATGGTCAATTGATATTGCGCATGAGCATTCCATCATCCCTCCTTTAATACCGTGATACGCCAGCACGGATTTCTTATTTTTGGTGCAAAAATTTTAGCCTCTTCATCGGTAAGAGGAATATAGACGTAGGTAGTGGTGTCTGATATATCAACTCTCTGACGCATGCTGTTTGTTACTATCACTGTTTCCATCATCCCTCCTTCTCATCATCAGCCGGCTTGTCGTGGCCAGGGTGTTGCCGTGGTATAGTCAAGACCAGGAACGCTGCAAGGCCATATAGGACGGCCAGGAAAACTATTGCTGCGATCATGGTTTTTCCTTTTCTGACTGTGGCCGGTCCGCCAAAACCCGCTTTATAAGTCGGTTTATTTTTTTTGACTTTGCCATTTCGACATTGGAATCTCCGAGCATCACACGAAGCTGTGCCATCATGATTTCAACATCTGCGACCTCATCACACACGGCCTCTGCTGTGATTTTTCCACGGTCACAATGACGCAATGCTGTTATGAGTTCTGAGCATTCCTCGATAGCCATATCTATTTGAGATTTAAATCCCCAGGTCTTTACGGCTTCCTCATACACGTTCAATTCAATCTACTCCTTTGCGGTCTTGTCAAAACGCTCAATTCTCCGGTTAAGTATGTCCATGTACCCGTTCATAAAATAGAGCTGTCTTTCGAGTAGCATTTTGTCTATATCATTCAATTTCATAAATGCTTCACTACCCATAAAGGCCGCGAGTCTTTCTATCTTGTCATCAAGTCCGTGCTTTTCAATCACGACTCTTTTTTGATACTCTTCCATTCAA